ATATGAGGGTGATGATGTCTTCTTCGCCGATGCCGCCTGGGGTTTCCGGCTTACCATTGGCTTCGTCGGCCGACTGCAGTGCGACCAGCGGGTCGGCGCCGAGCACGCGGAGGGGCTAGCTGGTGGGGCTAGCGCTCTTCCCCCGCTTTGTCAAGTTCTCTCGGCGTGTCGCGATTGCATAAGTAAAGGCCCTGCGGTCTCTATGATCGCAGGGCCTGTTTCGTGCGCGTTCTGGTGTCAGAACGGATCAGAATCGTAGAAGTGGTATAACCATGTCTGCTGTTCGGCTATGTGTTTCTGTGCTGGGAAGCGTACCGTCTCGGCTTTGGTCCAGCAGCCGGCTCGCCTGTATCCTGACAGCGTCTCCATCTTGTCAAGGAGACTTGGAAGGTTGGAGATCGCTTCATGCGCCGGAAATGAGGCAATAGGGATGCCGTTGATGAACAGACGGCTTGGTGGACATGTTTTAGTCTCCAAGGGTATGAATATCTCGGCGCTGACGGCCTTTTTTAGGATGTGCATGTGAGTCTCCTTAGTTTCTGTGTTATCGCGTCTTGTGTGAGTTTTTTGGGTGTCCGCTGACCTTGCTCCCATTTCTGGATGCAACTGAGGCTTACGCCGAGGTAGATGGCGAGATCCGCTTGTGTGAGCTTGCGTGCCTGTCGGATTGTCCGGAGATCATCGCTGAAGCCGGTCATAGGCGGATCCGGTATGTTCGTGCGGCTTCCAACGCTTCAAAAAAATCGTCCGTGCGTTTGATGCATTGATTGCTGAACGAGACGTAATAGAGGCGGTCGTAGGTGGAATATTGTATGTCCATGACTATCCGGTGGTCGTTGACGAGATGCGCGGTTGTGACGATCATATTATGCTCCTCAGTAGTTGTTAAAAAGAAATGCCGTATTGCTTCGCGAAGGCCACCGCGTCTTTGAAGTGCGGGAAGATGGCTAGGGCGTTTGGTCCCTTGTAGACTCCATAGCTTTGGCCTTCCATTGGGATGATCCGCAGCGTTTCTCCGACCGTGTTTGTGATTTTTCCCCCTTCGAATATGGTTTTTATGTCGGCCATCATTGATCCTTTCTGTGGTGGTTGTGACATATCCCAAAGTAGCACAATGTGCTAACTTCAGCAAGTCGTGCCAGGCATGAGAAAGCCCCTCGCTCGGCCGGAGCCGGGGAAGGGGCTGTTGCTTTTGGGTGAAAATATTCCAACGGAATCAAGTGCGCAATTTTTACACCCGGTTTTTAATCCACGGTGATCTTGAGCTTTTCAAGCTTGGCCTTGACTGCTTCCTCGACTGCCTGGGCGATCTTGTCGGGGTCTGCTCCCATGCTTTTGGCTAGCGTGTCCATGGCTGCGGAGATGGCCGTGATCTGTGCCATGAGTTTCGGGATCATGGTGTCATGGATGCGGATGACGTCGCTGGTGGCGTCGCTTATGATGTCGCGCGCCGGCCTTCCGTTCGGCAGCTTGTGCAGCCATTGCCCAGGGACCAGCCCAGTGTCGTGCATGGTGTAGATGTCCTGGATGGCTGGAGACAAGCAGTCGCGCACACAGGCCCCGTTAGGCAGCTTGTGCGTCCAGATCCTCATGATGTCCTCATCGGTCAATGCCATCTCATTTCCTCCTTGTAATAGTTGGTTTGCCCGTCCAATCACATAGTCTACATCAAGGCCGTTGACCGCTTTGTCAGGACACCCGAAGTGATCCGTGCCTGGGATCTCCCGATGCAGCCACACATTACCGTTTAGACCGTCATGCCAGAGTCGTGTCCACCCCTGACGACGTGCGATATCGGCGCACAATTGAGCCGATGCGTCCATGCATGCACGAGTGCAGGCAACACCCTCCATGCCCCCCTCATGCTCGATACTGACACAACTGTTGTTGCTGACGAAATTAGCATCGCTCCAACATCCGTCACTCTCGCTCACATACTGGTGGACTTCGCCGTCCGATCCGATGCCATAATGTGCGCTTGCCTGGCTTCCGGGGTTAAGAAATACGGAGTCGGTGCCGGAAAGATGTCCGACCATGATATGCAGTGTGATGTGATTGATTGAATATCCAGCTCGTCCATGGAAATGGTTCGGCGAGCCGACCCATTTAATTTCCATGCTTGGTGTCCTCGCTGTCATCGGTGTCGTCGGTGCGGCGGAAGATCTGGAGGAATCCCGTATCATCCAGGTCGGGATTGAGATGTGTGAGATTCTCCAGGATCGATGTGACTTCCATTACACTGATCCAGATGAGCACTGCCGGCACTAGAAGGTCGATTTGGTAGGGGATTCCGAGGTAGTGGCCTTCCGCTGCCACGACGTATGCCAGGAGGATCGCGCCGAGTTCGCCGAGCTTGTGCCATAGTCCCTCGCGCATTTTGCTGGATTGGAGTGTGCCACGGTAGACGGCGGCTCCCACACCGCTCACGTAGTCCATGACGATGAGAAGGCATGTGAGCCCCAATGCGAACGTTTCCGCCTTGTCCATATGTTTTCCTTTCTGTTGTTGATATTGATTCCCATTATCTCATGCCGAGGAGACCCATGCTCTTCAGGAAGCTCTCGCGGCGCGCTACTGTGTCGAAGAACACGTAGCCTTGTTGGATGCCTCTTTTGAGTGTTTTGAGCACTGGGCTGGCACGCTCCAACAGAATGGTGTTTGGCTTGAGGTCACGACGCAAGAGCGCGTATGATTCTCGTCCGTCGTCCTTTGGAATCTGGCCGTTGATGTACCAGTTGCCCTCCTGCATGTCGAACCAGATCCCGTAGATTTTGCGGTCGAAGCCAAGTTCACAGCGGAACAGCGAGGCGCTTGTCTTGGTTCCTATAAGCGCTTCCGTGTCGGCCAAAAACTCGTTGTCTTGGGCGTAGCGCGCGTAGTTGGTGCCTGCGGTGAAGCGGCCGATGTTGGTGCGGCTCGCGTATTTCCTGAATTCAGCATCGTCCGCGTATTGGATCGTGATGCTCGAATCGTTATGCGGATACGTTTTGGTCTTGCCTTTTGTCGGCAATGTGAGATCCCATTCAGCAAAATACGGATTAACGACGTCGGCGGCGTTGGCCGCCATGTAGATTATGGTGCGGTCGTTCCTGCGGTCCACGGTCTCCCAAAATCCCATAAGCAAGTCCACTTCGTCAGGCCAGTACATGCCGCGTTCCGAAATGAATTCGTCAAAGAAGATTATGGAGACTTTTGGAAGCGCCGAGGATTTGTAGGACGCGGCGGCGGAAAGTGGGACGAACACGCCGAGGGTGTTCCAATTGTCCTCGGTACCTTTCTGCCGCATTTCCATGACGCGGCCGCGTATCCTCATCTCCCAATCCGGGAAGTATTCTGCGAAGGGTGCCAGGAAGTCGCTCACACCGAGCATTCGTGTGATTTCCTTGTCGGTGCGGCGGAGATAGACGAATTGCTCGCCGTTTTTGATATGGTTGCGGATGGCCCTTTTGACTATGCCGAAGGTCTTGCCGAGGGAGCGCGCGCCGATGACCATGTTGACGGGGCTTGGACTGCCGAAGAGGCCACTAGGGTCCCAGCGGGCGGAGACGGGGATGCCTTTTTGTCCGGTGGTCATATGATCCTCCTTATCATCCAGCACCCCGCGCTCCTGATGTAGGCGCTTGCGCTGCCGCTGTCATGCGGAAGTGGTGCCGCGCCTGCTCCCCAGAGGTGATCCTTGTCGGTGATCCATTCCACGTGCGAGCTACCGTCGTTGAAGGCCCAATTGGTGTACCCCCATTCTATAAGCAGGATATCGCCCGGCTGAACTTTGTCGGACGGCCATGCGGTGGTTGGCCCTCCCCTGGCTATTTCTGTGCCTGAGTTGACCATGGCACCGGTCCATGTGCCGATGTTTTTGGCGAGGTCGGGCCGGATGCTGTTGATTGCCCACCAGATGCATGCGGAGCAGTCGGAGTAGCCGGATGATGGCGGGTTGAGGCGGCCGGCCCCTTGCCCGTATGCCCATTTGTTTGCGTTGTCCCGCCAGAGTTTGAACATTTTCGCAAAGTCGCTTGATGGGGCGGATGGTGTGTCGTCTCCGCCCTGGTTCGGCGCGTCTGGAGCTCCCGAACTGTTTGCGACTGGATACCAGTTTCCGCCGTTGGCTCGAACGCAGACGAGACCGTTGGGAAACTCCTTGTTGAACAAGATGAGGTTTCCGCCGTTTCTTTCGATACGGTAGACGCCGGATTGTTGGGTGACGGTGCCGCCGCTGCCGCCTGCGTCGCCGCCTGGCTTGGTGTCTGGTTCGGTGGATTGTCCGAAGTTGGGTGGGTCGCTGGTTCCGTCCCAGGCTTTGAGTCTGTCATGCACGGTGTTGTAACGGTTCTGGTATTGACCAAGGACACCGTCGTTGAGGCATGCGCGCCAGATGGTGTCGAGATCGCTGTTGCCTACCGTGGCTACGACTCGTCCGCATTGTCGTGGTGACTGGTGGTACATGCTCATGACGAAGATCATCGTTTTAACGTTGTCTTCGGAGAGTCCCCAGGAGGTGAGGACTCGCACGTAGGCGGGCACGTCGTCCTGGATGAACTGATTTTGCTGGATCCGGTGGATCTGGCTTCGTTGAGCGGCCATGGTCCACGAATTTCCTTCGGTGCGTGTGATGTATCGCGTGGTCCACCATGAGTCGCTGGCCGCGTGTGCGTCCACGCTGGCGCGGAGGGTGTCGGCCACCAAAGCGTATCCCTCCGCGTCCTCGTTTTTACATCGGTTGAGGAGTGCCGCCGCCCTGGTACCGTACCATTGCATCATGCCGAGCGTAATCGGATCGCTATAGTTGACACTGCCCCAATTCCAGTGCGATTCAACTTCGCCGATCACATACATGGCATACATCTTCTGCGCCTCAGTCAGCGCCATCAGTTCCTCCTTTGCCATTGAGGGGTTGGCAATGCTGCCGACCCCTCTATCCATCGTGCTTATAATCTCACGCAGTTCGGAAGATGCTCAGCGCACAATAGTTAATCTGTCCCGTTATCGGTGTGGTGGCACCATTGAGACGGTATCGCAGTGCGAGCTGGTCGCCCGCATCCAACTTGTAGGGTCGTGCAGGGAAAGCCGCGTACTGCGCTCCATGCAGACTGCCGTTCGCGCCGACCACCACAGTTGCCGGAGCGGTTGCCATGAGGGCGTCGTTGATGTAAACCAGCATTTCGAGGCCACGATAAGAGCCCTCGTCTGTGAAGGTGATCGATCCGAAGCGAGCCTCTGCGGAGACCAGATAGATCCCATCCTGGGTGACGGAGCCGTATTCGTGGCTGTCGGATAGCTTGATGACACCATTCGCGTCGTTGAATGAGGTCTTCCCGTCGTTGGTATCGAAGATGATGGTCTGTGGATTGGTCGTGCTTGCGGGGTATTGGAATGACTTGTTACTGACCTTGAAGACGGCGATGTTGCTTTGTGTCAGGTAGGTGGCCGCAGCCTCGGCCTTGGTGAGGTAGTCGTTATGGATCTCCTCGATAGATGAGGTGTGCCCGTCGATGACCCCCTTGAGGGCAGCAGCCTTCTGCGGCGTCTCCGCTCCGAGTGATATCAGGCTTGCCTCAGTGGTCCGCAGACTATTCTTCGTGTTGTCCGAAAGCTTGATGCCGTGGCCGAGGTCCGGATCGGTGCTGTTGTAGGCAGTGAGGCCGTCACCCGCATAAAAGCCGATGCCCTTAACGGTGGTCTCTGATGTCGCGGAGCGGAAGACAACCGGGTAGACGGCGTTTCCATTATCCGGCATGACGTCGTTGTCAAGGAGATTGACCTTGAGTGGTGTCGTGCTGGTACCGGCACCACGGAGGCTGTTGTCGTGTGTGACGCTGCCGAGCTTCTTGGCCGTCTCGGCCCTATATGCCTCGATCTGTGCGTTGTAGTTGCCGGTCGGAGCCCAATAACTTGTGTCGGTAATTGGGATTCCTGATGGTACCGACTGGCGAGAGGTGTAGGAATTGCCTTGGTCAGTGACGATGGTGAGAGCTTCGTATGACTTGCTGCTGTCATGCTGCATCGGATCGGCGAGCAGTGGGACATATCGTGCTCCGATGTACTGTTTGGTGGCCATTTGCTTGTCTCCTTACTTACTTACTTACTTGCTGTGATGTTCGGGTCCGGCTGAAGAGTCGGCGATTGTTGCGGGGAGTCGGGATAGGAGAGTATAAGCCTTCCGTATCCCTCACTGCCGTAGACCGCGCCTGTGTCGAAAATGATGTCCGACCACGATTCGGGAATGTAGGCAGTGAAATATCCGTCGATCGTGAGGCCGAAGAAGACCACGCTTTTGATGCCCTCAGTGAGGATTTCGGCGAAGTTCGTGTCGATCCAGTCCTTGAGCAGCTGCTCATAGTAGTCCTCGAAGCCGGATGCCTTGAATTGGTCGAACTCTCCTCGTAGCTGTTCTATCTGCGAGGCCAGTTCGTCGTACTGGTCCTTGTCGATGTAGTGTCTCGACTGCATCCATTTGAGCAGTGCGATGATCTTGTCCTCGTAGCTGATCGCCTCGCCGAAGACTTCCGGTATGACTTTTCCGGGCAGCAGCGCCCTTCCGTGGATTGGGTCGTATATGGTGGCCATTGGTCCTCCTTAATTAAAAGCCGTTGAATCCGGTTGTGTACAGTTGGCTGAAGCATGGTTCTAGGTCGTCGAAGAGGCTTAACAGCGGGTTAACATAAAGGTCGAGCCATTCGCGCAATGCCTGGCCTTGTGATGCTCCAGTGAGTCCGTGTGTGCGTCCGATGTAGTCGGCGAGGCTGGTGCTTGCCCCGTCCGTGGTGGTGGATCCTTCGGAGTCGGCGAACACGCCCGTGTTCCAGTAGTCCTCCATGTTCTTGCCGCTCATGTTGATCTGCGGCGCGTTGCTGTTGAAGGTCTTGGATTTGTTGGCGGCTCTGCTGCTGTCCTTGCTGGTATTCTGGCCGGTCTGCTTCCATTCGCTGGTGGTGTCCATGTTGCCGAAAGGGTCAAGCTCCGGATCGGCGAGACGCTTGAAGACTGGATTGTAGACTGGCATGACCTCTCGCATGGTCCGGTTCAGGTAGAAGATGAATTGCTCTATCGTGCTGGCTCCTATCTCGCGGAGGTAGAAGTGGTCCACGATCCTCTGGTTGAGGATTGGGCGGAAAGCCTCATCATAAAGCTGGTAGTCGTCGAGCTTGAGATCGTAACCGTATTCGAGCACTTCCTTGAGTCGTGGACTCATCCTGGTCTGGATGAGTGGCACGTCATTCGGTGGTATCACCATCATCGCCTCCGACGTCGAGGTTATCATGTTCGCCGTTGGTATCATTGCCATCATATCCTCCCATATCCACATCTGCGGAGCCTTCACGTTCGTGCGGTACGCCGTATTTGACGCTGATGTCCAGGCCGAAGCGCTCATTGACCTGTTCGCAGAATCTGCGTCGTGTGGCTAGCCTGGACCGTCGCATAAGCATGATGTCCTCGTTGTTGGCGGTGGCTTCCGCGTCGATCATGCGTTCGCGCTTTTCCGTGTTCGTGTTGTCCACGCCGAGCATAGTGAGTGCCCTATACCAGATCTTCGTAAGCTCGTCGTCCATCTTGTCGGCCACGAACGGTGCTTCGAGGTTGAGGATGCTTGGCTGGAGGAGTTCGGCGCGGTTCTTGTTCGCGATTATCATTGGCTCGTTGCCGGTGATCTGCTGGTAGAGGTTGATGGCGTCCTGGCGTTGCCTTTCGTCGATGTCCACAATGTAGGGCGTGGCCTGGGCGTTGATATTGATGTCTATTTTGCGGTCGATGTTCTCCAGGCGGCGGGCGAAGGATTCGAGGAGTGGATAGATCGGCGTACGGTCGATGTTGTCCCAGAGGACGATGGCGTTGGGCTTGTGGACTATCGCGCCCGGCGTGCCGAGACGTTCGGCCCAATACCAAGCGTGCCTAGTCCAGCCGATGCTGCCGTTGGCCGGCATGAGTTTTATCTTGTTCGGATTCCAATAGAGATTCAATCTGCTCATCGGTGTGGCCTGTGCGAACGCGTAGGAACCGGTTCCCTCTCGCAGTTCAAAGAATCCTCCCATGCCCCAATTGAGCATGCAGTATTCGACGAATCGGCTGTCTATGCCGAGGTCGTCGAGGCCTGTCCATTCGAAGGCGCTCATGGCCACGCAGCGCAGCCTGTACATCCAATACTGGTAGCTGCGCATGTTGAGTCCGAGCGTCTGCCATTTGTGCGCGTAGCTTCGGCCTCCCATGAGGATGTTTTCAGGCAGTAGGTCCACCGCGCTCAGGCTTTTCTTATTGCTCATCAGTACCTGTACCCCTTTTTCGGCTGGTTGTCGTAAAGGCTTGTGCGGCCTATGCTTTCTGGCTTGTCCCAGATGGTGACGCCTTTCTGCATGATGCCACGCATGGTGTCACGGCTGGATTCGTCGCCGTCACTGTCAATGATATACGCCTCGGACAGTCGCCAATAGGAGAAATGCGTCATGCAATTGAGTTTTTCTGGCATTTCGATGAAACGATGTATGGCGATGCCGTAGCGGAGGAAGTAGTCGCCGATCATGCTCATGACGCCCGGCACCATGGTTTTGGCCTGGTATCTCAGGTTGATGCCTCCGTTGGCGAGCAGCAGACCGTTTCCGCCCTGCTGTCCGCTGGTGGATGGCGGGGTTAGCTGGGCCTGCTGGACTTGCGCCTGGATGGCGTTGATGGCGTTCTGGTAGTCGCCTTGCGTGGCCATGCGCCCGTATGCTTGGTTTGCGTCCAATGCCATTCCGGCCTGCATCTGGTTGTTGGCGAACTGCTGGTTTTGCGCCTGCTGTCCGATAACGCTCTTGTACATGTTCGCGCCGAGGCCCAGGCCGGCCTGGATTGTTCCGCCGATGTTGCCCGTGGCTGCGGTTCCGAGGACTCCGGCCGCTCCTGTGATGAGGTCGGCGATGCGGCTTCGGTCGGTCAGCTGGTTCTGGATGTCCTGGTTGGACTGGTTGGTGGCAAGTTGGCTTTCTGTGACATTGCGCTGCATATCGAGCGCGGCGTTCCCCTTGGTGCGCGCCCATCCGGCCGACTCGTAGGAGTAGGCGCGCGTGTAGGCGGTGTTGGCCAGATAGTTGATGTACATGTCGTTCACTATCGAGAATTGCGGCCAATTGTCGAACCAGACGGCCGAATCCAGGGTGTCTCCGAAGTATTGGATGCTTCGTCCGGTGCTTGGGCCGTTCGGGATGGGATTGTGGTCCACCTGTTTGACACCGCCGCCGTTGTCTCCGTATCCGCGCAAATAGAATCCGTATCGTGTGAAGGGGAGCACCGCGTTTCCGATGAATTCGATGCTCGTTTGCAGGCCGTTGAGCAGTTGCGGCTTGTAGAAGACGGGGGCTCCGTCGCACCCGGACAGTTCGAGCACCGAATAGGGGTAGGTGAGGAGTTTCTTGACGATCCGGTAGCGTTCCGGGATGGCGTTCATGAGGTCGGCGATCGGATGGATGGTTGCGAAGGTGGATGGCAGCGTGTCCGATGGCATGTAGGCATGGACGCCTCCGTATTTTGAGTTGAGCTGCCAATCCGCCTGTGTCCATCTGGTGAGGCCCTTGGGTACGCAGTAGATGGCCTGGATGTTGCGGCTGATCCACGAATAGGCGCGGGCTGCGGAGAGGAATTTACTCCAGTCGTCGGCCTCCAATGCGAGGTATTGGCAGCCGTTCGGCAGCCAATCGTAGTATCGTGGTACTGCGGTCTGCTGGTTCGGCTTGTCCACAGTTCCGGGATCCGCCTGTAGGTCTGCGGAGCATACGACGATGTACATGACGCCGGCCTCCCTTCCTGGTGCCGCGTGGGCGAAGAGGCCCCACACGTCCTGATGGCTTACTGCGAGGGTGTCGCCAACGTCGAGGTCTTCTGGGACGCTCTGGTATTCGCGCAGTGATTTCGGGTCGGTGGTGGCGTTCCCGTTCGCGATGCCCAGGTGGCCGCGTACGATATAGCTGCGGCCCCATTTCGTGGTGGGCGCGTATGTGGTCCACACGTCGAGCTGGAGGCGGATCCTCGTGGTCTGCGGTGTCAGGTATTCGATACCGGTGACAAAGTAGTAGAGACGTCTTGTGGTATCGCCTTCCATTGGTGGATTGTCCACCATGAGGTAGTTGTACCGGTTGACCCTGTTGAAGGGCATGCCGATGTCAACTGGATCGAATGGGCGTAGGTACGTGTATGTGTCGGCCGGCTGTTCGAAGCCGTCTCCCGTCAGATTGTCGAACCACTGGTCACGAGCCGCCACACTTCCCCATTCGACGACGTCGCGATATTGTGCATCCCATGGGACGCTGACGAGTCTGATTCTGGTTCCTGGTATCCATGCGCGGATCGTCTGGCAGGCCATTGCATATTCTCCGAAAATCAGTGGAGGGGACGCGTCACATGACAAACGCGCCTCCTCCTGTTGGTTGGTGTTGTCGTCATTCGCCGCTTGCGGCGGAGACTGTGACCTGCATCTGGCTGGTCACGTCCGGCTTGAGTCGGCTGACAGCCATAACGGTCAGCTTCGTGCTGGCCGGGCAGGATGCCGCCACGGTGAGTAGGCCGTTGGTGTTGATGTTGGTGTTGTTGTCCGGTGCGCCGATGAGGGTCCAGACGACTCCGTTGTTGGGGTCTCCGGTGACGGTGGCCGTGTAGTGGGAGGTGGTTCCGGCCGTGACGGTCGCGCTTCCGCTGATGGTGATGGCGGTAACAGCCTCCGGTTCCGGTGCCTTCTTTCCGATTCCGACGCGCAGGAGGCCCTGCTTGGTCGGGTCGGTGATGCTGGTTGCGCGCAGGAGCAGCCAATCGTTCTGCTCGTCCGTGCCAACCCATAGTTCGCCGTCTCCGCGAACGAAGGTGTTGGTGCTCCTCGGGAGTCCGCTGGTGCCGGCGATGTCCCAGGAGACGGCCTGGCTGGGATCGTTGGTGCCGGTGACGGTTGCGGTGAGCCTGGTTGTGGTGCCCTTGGTCGCGTATTCCGGTGTCGCGCCGTTGATGGTCGCGAAGGCCACGGCTACGTTCGTGACGGTGGGGACGATGGTGATGTCCTCGCCAGTGTCGGAACGTGGCGAGAAGAGGACCGCGTTAACAAACTTGGACATTCCGTAGATTCCCCAGCGATGCAGGAAGTAGTTCACGCTGTCGTTCTTCGGATTCTGGATTGAAGCGCTCTTCACTTTGGTGTCAGCGCATACGAAGATGTCCGGATCCGCCAGGAGCGCGGCTGATCCGTATGGCACGCCGTCCAATGGCAGGCGGTCCACGGTCTCGACACGGCCCATGAAGTTCGTTTGATCCATGTTGAAGGCGCTTGCGAGGACGTTCACATCAAAGTTGGCGAGGAAGCGCGGCGTGACGAAAAGCACCGGATCGTTGGTTTTCGCCGGCAGTCCCTCGGGATTGTATTCCGTGTGCAGGAACGGGAAATCGAGGTATTTCTCGCGGATCTTCTGCGCGATGTCGAGGCCGGTCTTCTGCTTGTCACCGGACTTCGAGATGTCGTCGATATGGACGTTGTAGAAGGGATTTTCGCGGTCGCGCATGGCGAACAGTTCGCGCATGATGAGATATTCGTCCTCTTCCGCCGACGTGTAGGGGAGGGCGAGCATGTTGTTAATGAGTGTGGCCACGCCGGTCTCGGATTCCATCATGGCCTGGCGCAGGATGTCCTCGCTGATGCTCAGATCATACCTGTCCTTGCGGTTCTGGAGGCAGTAGTTGGTGTGTACTTCCGGCTCTTCGACGGTGAAGACGTCCGTGGCGTCCTTGTCGTACCGGTGGGCCTTCATCAGGTTGTAACCGAATTCCCTGATCCAGCTTCCGTTAGTCTGGATGCCGGCGATCTTGTGACGGCCCAGTGGATTCTGGAAGTCGTTGACTCGGAAAAGGTCGATGACGAGGCCGTTGAGCAGGACCTCCAGCCAGTCGTTCCAGGCCGGCATGTACGAGTCCATGTAGTCGATGGTGGCCTGCATGTCGCCCTGTGTGGCGTTCGGCACGCGGTTTGCGAAGGTCAGGCCGAGTTTCTTGGCCTGAGCGGTCACGGTATTGAAGATCCTCGCGTTTGTCGCGGCCTTCGGATTGGTTGGGTCGGTGATGAGCGGTTTTGGTAGATTCTTGGCCATTGGTTCTCCTTTATTCCTCGTCGTCGATGACGTCGGCGAGGTTGTCGATCATCTCGATGTCCTCGTCTTCGTCGGTGTCGTTGTCAGGATCCTCGATGTCCTGGCCGTTCGCGGTGAGCAGCCGGTAGTTTTCGGCCTGGAGGCGCTGCACTTCGGCCTTGAGGTCGGCGATGGTCTTGTTGAGACTGTCGCTGTTGGCGGTACTGCCGGCGGTGAAGTCGTCGTAGCTGGCCTTGATTTCGTCTGCCAGGGCGGCGATGTCGTCGAGATTGTCGAGCGCCCTGAGTTTGTCGATGAGTTCGTCCATTTTTGCCCTTTCGCTTGCAAGTGGGGGACGGTTCCCAGTATAGCAGCGAGGCGGCTGGGTTTCCAATATACGGGACTCAGCCGCCTCTGTGATTGGGAGAGCTACCGACGCCGACAGGGGCCGACCACCACAGTCAGCGCCACGCGTTCGCACGCGGTTATGTGGCATTTTTCTCCTGCAAGGACATCTCACACCCTCCTACATCCAGCATAGCATCAGCATAGCATCATACGAGTCCAGTGATTCGGTATTTTCCTGGGATCATGCGCACGCGCACGCCTTCGATCTCTGGAAGCCATCGTTCCAGTCCCGGCTTAATGTTTCCACTGCCGTCGTAGTTGCACCAGCCTTCATGATAGGTGGTCCAATCCATAGCGGATGAAATGTTCTCCGGCATTCCAGAAACCTTGCATTCGATCCCTTGAGAATCCTCCCACATGTAACTCTTCTCTCGGATGTGCATGCAGTCGCCGAACCGCTTTTCGACCTTCCACGCTCCGAATGCGTTATCATCCAGGATGATTCCCTGCGGTTCGTCGGTGCCGATGAGGTGCATGCTGTCGGTATCGCAGTAGACGACGCGGCCGCGATTGGCCTGGATGGCGCGGATGAGTTCGCGCCGGCCGTAGGCGTTGATCCATGCGGCCACGGGCGTGTAGATGCCCTGGGAGATTTTGACGCGTGATTCGTCGTACACGATTTTTCCGTTTTCCCACGCGGGGATGAGGTTGCGGCGTCTCGTCTTCGTCCCGAATTTGCCGAAGAGGCTATTGAGCATCATCTTGGCCATCATGCGCTGTCCGCTGTCGCTGTGGCGCTTCCGCTCGCCCCATTTGCTGACATATTCGTCGAACATTCCTATCCGGCCGTAGAATTTCAATCCTCCCTTCCATTCCACGATCATGACATCGTAGTTTTCCTTGACCAGCTGCCAGTCGATGTCGGTCATGGTCACCAGGGTGGGCTGCATGCTGTGTCCAGGTTCGGCTTCGTCCTTGCGGTATCGGCGGGGTAGCACCGGAAGGCCGTCCGGTTTGATGTCCCAATCGACTATCGCGGATTGCAATGTGATGAGCCCATCGTCCTCGGCCTTGCCTTCGAACGGTTTCGGCCTTCCGCATGGCAGACGGTTATTCAAAGAGACGGATGGGTAGAGGCTGTTGGCGTCCACGGAGATTCCTGGACCGGTGTGGCGGTTGCGCCATTCCGGATCGATCCACACGAAGCCGCCGTTGAATGCCTCGGCCACGAGATCCGTCTCCCGTTCCTTGAGCTTCGGAAACATGCGGCGGAAGTCGGCGCGGCCGATGATGTCTAGATATTCGTTGTATGCGTTGCTGCTGACCGTCGTTCGTGTCAGTTCCTCGGCGTTCAACGTGGCCAATACTCGCGCCATGACGCACACGTCGTCGCTGATGCGCCAATCCCTTTGTCCGTCGCAGACTATGCTCCTCATCTGCTTCATTCCAAGTGGCGCGATCCGGTTCATGTCGTGGAGGTCCACGAGACCGTTGGCAGCGCGGATCCTGATTCTGATAATCGTTCCACTGTCGGCTATGAGCGGTTTGAATTGCATGGCTGTTGGGCTGTCGTCGTCCACTGCCTTCCACCCGTGGTCGAGGAGCCAGGCCATGATGAGGCGGCCGTCTATGTCGAGGTCGGCGCTGACCCAATGACCTGGCTTCGATTTCAGGAGCCGGGCTATGAGATCGTCCATTCCCTGGCCTTTCTCCACCACGTCCGGATCCGAGATGCGGGCCGCGCGCCATTCTCCGCATTCGCTCCATCCATCGGCTGAGGGCGTGTAGCAGAGTCTGAAGGCGCGCCAGTTCCTTTTCTTGCTGATTTCCGGCATGTCCACCACGCTCCAGTCTATCGGTTTCGTGCGGAGCGAATAGCCATCTTGGTCCTCGTCTCGAAGATGGCGAAGTCGTCAGGATTCGACCTGATCTGGCGTTCCATCATCTCACGGTCAGCGCGATACCAGAGGGCCACGTCGTCAAGCAGGCCGTAATTGTCGATCAGCTGTTCCAGATCCTCGGTCCTCATGTTGGAGATGCGGCCGGCCTCCTTGTCGAGCCCAACGGCTTTCAGCATCGCCACAGCGCTGCGCCTTCTGGACCTCATGAGCTTGCGTGGATCACGTTTGGCCCATTTCTTCGATTTTCCGGCGAGACTCTGCGCCTGACCCGCGCTGTAGGGGCGGCGATACGCCACGGTCTGCAAAGGGAACGGCTTGACTTCCTTCTGGAGACCCTTGCGCACGCGTTCGCGCTGCTTCTCCTCATAGCGTTTCCGTTCGCGTTCGATACGGACGTTATAGATTCTGATGTTCTTCCGGATCTTCTTCAGATCCTCGACCTTGACGACATCACCGGACTGGAGCACTGTCATCTTCGTGGTGTTGAATCTTTCCAGGCGGCGAGCGTATGCCTTGAGCTGCTGCGTGGTCATACCACGGACCTCGCCGTAATTGAGTCTCGGTGAGCCAATACGGATACCAACGGCACCGCGCTTACGCAAAGAATATTCCTTGTCACGAGTACGCTTCTGCAAACGGCTCACGGCCTTCAAAGCGTCACGGCGTTTCTGTGTCATCCTAGCCATGTGTTATCCTTTCAATTGTGAATCTCGATAATTCACATCCTAGCACGGGCCGTGAATCAATGGAGTCCTCATTTAACCGGAAATTTTCGGAATTCCATCACGGCCCGGCTCCTCTCAAATTTTCCTCACCTCACTCCAGAATCTCAATGTAAAGCAATTGTGAAGATTCAAGAAAGTTTTTTCGCGGCGTGTCGTGATTGACACGTCTAATTGAGAAAAGTCTATAGAACATGATAAAGTGAAAAAAGAGGTTCCGTAGGTTCCGTAGGTAGTTCCAAGTTTAACGTTTCTTATTAATAATCATTATCAATAACGTAGTAATAAATAAAAGTCCATACCCTGTGCCTCCCCTCCAGCTAGACCCTC